ACCCCAATACTTGGGAGTTTGAAGATTATGAATATCGCGTTTATGCAGACAACAATGCCAACGATTATGCTGTTGTCGATGAAGTCGATTACCAGTTTCTAATACAATGGTGCTGGAAGCTCAAACAATCTCGTGTTCACAAAGGTACTAAGAAACCCAAGATTTATCTAGCACGATCAGATTCTGAGTTTCTAGGTGCTGATGAATACATTGATGGAAAACGTATCCGTAATCGTATAACGCGGACAGTTTATCTCCATACCGTTGTGATGGAGAGGACAGGCATCCCCAAGCCTAAGACTAACAAACAAATCATTGTAGATCATGCAGATGGCGATGGATTTAACTGTCGTCGTTCTAATCTGCGTTGGGCGACTATTTCGTTCAATAATAAGAACAGGTTTGGGGTACTAGAAAAAGAGTTCTTCGATGTTTCTGGAATTTTATGAACCTGTCCCTGTCGACACGCCTTTAGGTACAGGGAGAGCTCTTTTTGTAGAGCGAACTCCTCATGATACGCTTTGGACTGTCGCAATGGATGACAACCAAGCTTTAGTTACTTTCTGTCAAAACAAATTGAGGATCTGCCGCAGCTATACGCAGGAGCGCGGAATATCTGATGCTCAGATGCGTCGGATTATCAGAAGAAAGAAGAAGAAATGAAACATCAACAAAAGACTTGGCGTGTTCGCGTAATGCGTCGACTTGAGGATTGGATTGATGTCAAGGCGGAGACAGCTGAGCAAGCTGAAAAGGAAGCAGCTACACGACCGGGGGTTGTTGGTGTCTTTACAGGATCAACGGTTTCGGGAGAGAAGCCATTGGGACTTTCTTTCAATCCAAGTATAGAGGATGACGACGAATGATTGATATGCAGCCTGTTAAATCGAGTAGTATCAAAGAAATTGGATACGATCCTAAAGAACGAACTCTAGCGGTTGCTTTTTCTGATGGTTCTTTGTATCATTATGCAGACATTGACCGCTCTACATTTGACGAACTTGCTGGAGCCAAATCCGTTGGTGGCTATCTGCATTCGGGTATCATAGGGGTGTACAAGCACACAAAAATGCCATCGGATTAAGTGTCCAAGACAAACGCTGCCGTTCTCGATTTAGGTCAGAATTATTTCAAGGATGCGCCACCCGCTTCTCCTGTGGGTGGCGATATTGTTGTTTCGACGGATACTCCTGAAGCTGTTCAGTTCGACGTATCTACGAATACAACACAAATAGCGTTGCCTGATGGTGACGTTGTTATTTCGATGGGTCCTCCGCAGCCCAAGAAAAAAGATTCCAAGTTTGAAGATAACCTAGCTGACTTGTTAGATGAGAGTCAGCTTTCTGTGATTGCTGAGAAACTCCTCCTTGGTATCGACAGTGACATCCAATCGCGTGCTGGTTGGCTTGAAAACGTTACTAACAGCATTTCCCTTCTTGGTTTGGAAGTTAAACAGCCGCGTGGCGCAACAGTAGCCGGAGCAACGCCATCAGAAGGCGTATCAACGGTTGATCACCCTCTCTTGCTGGAAGCTGTACTGCGATTTCAAGCCAATGCTCGCGGCGAGCTCTTGCCATCAGATGGCCCTGTAAAGATTCGCAATGATGGTGAATCCAATGCGCTGTCGTCTAAGCTGGCGGATGCTCTTGAGAAAGATCTCAACTACTACTTGACAAAGGTTGCAAAAGAGTACGTCCCTGATACCGACCGCATGTTGTTGATGCTGGGATTCTCGGGCATCTCTTTCAAGAAAGGGTATCACCACCCGCTAAAGCGTCGTCCTGTTATTGAGTCAATTGACTCAAAAGATCTGATTGTTAGCAATGCTGCGACAACTCTTGACGGTGCGGTCCGTGTTACTCATCGCGTTTTAATGAAGCCTTCAGACTTCAAGCGAATGCAACTTGTTGGAGCCTATCGAAATATTGATTTACAAGCTCCAGGATTGCCAATGTCACCCAATCCTGTTGATGCTAAGATTCAACAAGTTCAAGGCATCGCGCCGCCAAGTTACGTTGAGCCTGACGATCAAGATCGTGAACTCTATGAGTGCTATTGCGAAATTGAAGTTCCTGGTTTTGAGCATACCTACAAGGGCAATCAGACAGGACTGCCCCTTCCTTATAAGGTAACAATTGATCGTGAAGCGCGACGCATTCTTGAAATTCGTCGTAATTGGGAAGAAGACGATCCGCTATGTATGGCACGCAATCGTATCATTGCGTATATCTTCATTCCTGGATTGGGCTTCTATGGAATTGGTCTTGTAAACATCCTTGGTAACGCAACTAAGGCTGTGACGGCAGCTTGGCGCTTGATGATTGACGCGGGAATGTTCTCGAACTTCCCGGGGTTCTTGTATGTCAAGTCGCTTCAGAAACAACTTACCAACCAGTTCAGAGTTCCTCCCGGTGGAGGTATGCCGGTTGATACGGTCGGAGGTGATATCCGCGCTTCGATCATGCCGCTACCTTACAAAGATCCGTCTGCAGTCTTTATCCAGCTGATTGAGAATATCGCTCAGACTGCTCAGCGCGTAGGAGGTACAACCGAACTACAAGTTGGTGAAGGTAAGCAAGACGCTCCCGTTGGCACCACGCTTGCTATGATTGAGCAAGCGACAAAGTTGATTTCAGCTGTTCACAAACGTTTGCACCAAGCACAGGGTCAAGAGTTTGAAATGCTCAAGAGCATGTTGATGGAAGATCCATCTGCTCTATGGCGACATAACAAGAAGAGTAAAGTTCTCGGGATACTAATTCAAGAAGCTGGTTTAGAATCTGTTGCGGCTGCTTTGGCTGAGGGTGAGCGTCGTCACATTGAGCTATTCCTTGCTGCATTGAGCGATACCGACCTTACGCCGCGTGCTGACCCAAATACAAGTAGCCAGACCGAGCGTTATCTCAAAGTTGTTGCTATGCGTCAAATGGCGATGAGCAACCCTATGGGGATGGACCTCAATGAGGTTGATAAACGCGCTCTGTCAGTTATGGGCATTGACGATCCTGATAGTTTGTTTAAGCCGCCTGTGCCTGCTGGAGCAGCACCTCCGAATCCACAAGCGATTTCAGCGCAAGCCAACGTAATGTCGGCGCAAGCTCGTATGGCGGACAGCCAAAACAAGGCTCGCGAGACCGGACTCAAGGCTCAAAAAGATCTTCAAGAAATGCAGATGAAGAGCGAAGAGCTCGACGCCCGCAAGAACATCGCAGCTTTGGGTGTCGCGCGTGCTATGGTTGTTCACAACGATCAGCACGGATTGGCTTTGGATCAATCCAATCAAGAGAATCTGCATCGTCATCTGGATCGTGACGCAGCATCGAAACAACAGTCACAAGAGCGTGCTCAAGGTGTTGCACTTGCAAAAGTGAACAGTATCGCTAATAGTATACAAGCTCAAGGTGTTGCACAGCAGAAAACACAAGCGGACTTGTTGAATAAAGAACATGAGGCGCAGTCAGAGGAACGTCAACGCGAGCATGAACTCAAGCTTGAAAAGATGAGATTGCAGCGTCAATCGCGTGCTTCTGCACAAAAAAGCAAGGCTGCTCAGCCGAAAGCAAAAGCGAAACCTCAAGCTAAGAAGAAGTGAGCATCGGGATATTGAGTACAACTGGATAGTAGAATATGGCACACCCACTAAAGCGCGATGCTTCTGACGCCCACAATTCAAAGCTACGTCGTATGACGCGACACTATGGTTCGGCGTCAGGTCCGGCAAACAACCGACTAGCGCCAATGGAAAATCTCAAGGACGAGGGTCCTGAAGATCACGTTGGTTTCGGTGCAGACTATGCTGCTGCAACAGCTCGCAGCGATAAGCCGGCACGTCGTGCTGTTGTAGCTAATCCAGTTGCTACCTATAAGAAGGGTGGGAAGATCAAGCCTGTTGAGATTGCTACACGTGCTCGTGGCGGCCGTCTCAAGGGGAAGGGCAAGGGATCTACCCACGTCAACGTAATTGTTGCTCCGCAAGGCGCACAACAGCCGCCAGCTGGACCGGCAAATCCACAATTGGCTGCTTTGGCTGCTGCGGCAGGTCCAAAGCCTCCGATGCCGCCAGGACCGCCTCCGGGAGCTCCTCCGATGGGAGCAGGTGCACCTCCAATGATGCCGCGCAAACGCGGTGGACGTGCTAACCATCCTGATGAAGCACAAGATAAGCAGTTGATCAATCGTGTGCTCAAGCAAGAAGGTCTTGAGCGCGAGCGTGCTCGCGGTGGCATGGTTGATATTTCTTCTGTTAAGTCAGGAGCAGAGAGTGGTCCGGGACGTCTTGAAAAGGCTTCTCTGCACCGCCGTCATAAGAAAGACATGAAGCCACAGGCCATTTAAGGTTTACCAATGGCTGACTACCGGATCGTTGATCCTTTCTTCAACCAGTTATACAAAAGACTGGCTGAAGAACTAGAGAAGAGGAGGTTCGCTGTAGCAGATGGGAATTCTTTGACGCATGGCTCTAACGGAGTTTTGAACGTCGAAGCAACTGCTATGCGATACAATTCGGATGTCTCGTACATTCGAGCGTTGCAAGACATCATCGAAATCGGGATGTCTATCGATAAAGAAATATACGGTTCACAGAAACCAATTGACGGAGACGATTAATGCCAGCGATGCTGATGGCGCATGAAGACGATCCTGCCAAGACCATTACGGACAAAATTGGCAGTCTTGACGATTTTACGATCTTTGGAAACCATGTTCTGATTGGCATATACGAACGCCCCAATAAGACAAAGTCGGGTGTTTACTTGTCAGATCAGACTCGGAATGAGGATCGATATCAAGGAAAAGCAGGACTCGTCCTTAAGAAGGGTCCTACAGCATTCGTTTCTGACTCTAATTATGATTTCAAAGGGCAGAACGCTGAAGTTGGCGAATGGGTCGCCATCTTTGTTAGTGACGGTCGCCAGATCGTTATTAACGGACAGCTTTGCCGGTTGGTGGAAGATCAGTATATTCGTTTGAAGATGCCAGCTCCGGACGTTGTTTACTAACCAATGGAACATAGGAGCTTACAATGGCTAAAGATGATGACAGCATCTCCGTTCAAGTCGATGATCTTGATACGGTACAAGTTCAAGTAGACGGTAATCCTGTCGATCCGGCAGGAGGACAGGCTGCTGTAGCAGCACCGCCAGCTGCGGAAGTAGAACCAAAGCCCAAGACAACTCGCAAGCGCGTTTCTCCTGAACCTGATGTTGAAGCAGCTACACCGAGCACGACTCCCGACAAGGCGCTTGAAGAGGCTATTGCTCAGGCCAAGAGGTCTGATGAAGCGCGCGTCGCTGCCGAAGCGACCGCAGCCGCAGAACGAACCCGCGCCGAACAAGCTGAACGTGACCGACAGCGAGCAATAAAGGAAGCGGAAGACTCAGCACAGCGCGCTGCTAACACCGAGCTTACGATGATCGATAGCAGTCTTGAAGCTGCTAATCGTGAGCTTGAGGCACAGCGGGACGCTTATACTCGCGCTGCGGAAGCGGGCGAATTCTCAAAGATGGCAGACATCCAGATCAAGATGTCAAAGGCCGCTGCGGCTATTGACCGTCTTGAAGATGCAAAGTCTGCTTTTGAATCGGGAGCTCGTCAGACTGCTACCCATACTGCTGAACCACAACCTGTAGCATCTCAGACAGAACGTTTCTTGTCTCAGTTTGCTCCACAAGCTCAGAATTGGCTTCGGATGCATCTTGATTGTTTGCCTCCTGAGCAGGGTGGCGACTCTGTCAAGCACAATAAGATGATGCAAGGGCATTACGCAGCTATTGCATCAGGAACCCAACTCAATACTCCTGATTACTTCCGTATTATTGAGGAGCATGTTGGTGTTCGTCAGCCTGTTTCTGCTGCGGCTGCTGTTACCCCTGCCACAGCACCTCTTGTTGAACCTCCGGCAGAGCCAACTCGTGCTGCTCCTGCGGTTGCTGCTCCTGTTTCTCGTGATGCTCCTTCTGCATCGGGAACTCCAGCCGCTCGCAACATCCGCGAAGTTCGCTTGACCCGCGATCAGCAAGAGATGGCGAAGGTTTCTTTCCCACATTTGCCTGAACAACAGGCTTACGGAATGTACGCGCGCAACCTGCTTGAGCTTGAAGCCGAAGGCAAGCTCGGCCGTACGTCGCACTAAGGAGATAGATGATGTCACGAGTAGGTACGCGTGTTCAGATTGAAGATGATGCAGAAACAGCTACTCCACGCGAGGCTGTGCATCAGCGTCGGGGCGCGGCGGATCGGTCTGCTGCTCATGTAGAGGAGCATGACGCTCCGCGTCAACGCACACGTCGACGCAAAGCTACGGTAAACGAGGATGTGTTTTTCATTCCTTTGGACGAAATCCCTGAGGGAAGTGAGTACGAGTGGAAGCGTTGGTCGGTATCCGGTCAACATGATCCTTTCTATATCGCGCAAATGCGGGAACAGGGCTGGGAACCGGTCAATCCCAAGCGACATCCTAATTGGGTTCCTCCAGGATATGTTGAGCCCAATATCATCAAGAACGGCATGATCTTGATGGAGCGTCCGAAGGAGCTTTCAGAAGAAGCTCGTCGTGAAATTCGTCAGTTGTCGCGCCGTCAGGTGCGGGAAGCTGAACAGCGCCTTGGTAAGTCTGAAGCCAACGAGCTCCAGCGTACTAAACCGACGCTGATCAAGGAAATGATGCGTCCGGTCACTATCGAGGATTGATCGATGGGTGCTCTCTACTCACGTTGTGATTTACAACAGCAACTAGAGTACGCAAAAACAACAAACAATAGCGCTCAGGAAAACTTTATCCGAGCGCTATTGGCGTTGCTAGGCCAAGAAGAAAAGCAAGAGGATGATGATGTCAGGAAGCATCGTAGTCAGTAATTATACAGACTCCCCGATTGAAGTTTCAACTATTCCTGACAAGGCTGCGGAAGATTCCAAGTCTAGTGATATTCTCGTTCATACAATTCGGCCCAAAGATAGCTACGTATTCTTTCTATCACGGGTAGATTCCCTACATTGGGAAAAGAAGAAGTAGAATGCTCACTGTGAAAGAAGAGCGTCAAAAGCCCAAAGAAAACTCCTATGATGCTAACCATCGTCCTGTTGCGACGTGGATTACGCATCAGGACTACGCTCTTCTTGACAAACTAGCCAAAAGTAACAAAGTCAAAATATCAGTTTATTTACGAGCAATAATTGTGGATGCTCTTGCTGATGAGCAATTGAGTTCCACAAACTTGAAAGACTAGTTTAATCTACAAGATACAATATTCTTGCGTATTTGTAGAACCCGCCTTAATTTCCCTAGAAGTTGTTACCAACGTGTCACGCAGACATTGTTGAAGAGGATAGAACTCAATAGAGTTCAACTCCTACTAGGAAGGCTTCCCGCGCTGGGATTTGAGCCGCCGCCCTAATCTCGTACAATCGTCTTCTACCGCGGTTTGCGGTAGCTTAACAGAGGTTAGCAGAGGTATTCTTTATGGCTAACGTTATCGGTCCTTTCGGATTTGCGCAGATGGGAACGGCATCAGGTATGCCGAACTTTGCGCAAGGACACAACCCACCTTACCGAATCGCATCTACCTATGCTACACCGATCTTTTTTGGTGACGCTGTCCGTTATTGGATTACGGGCGACACTGGAACGTCATCGGCAGGCTATATCATTCAGTGGACGACCGGTGATGGATCAGCCACCAAGCAATTGGTAGGTATCTTCCTCGGTTGCTCGTATTACTCAACCAGCCAGCGCAAGATGGTTTGGAGTAATTACTGGCCAGGCGCTGATGCAACGGGTGACGTTAACGCATTCATTTGCGACGATCCCAATTCTGAGTGGAAGGTTCAGTGTAACACAGCTGTTAACAATGGACCCGGAACTCAGGGCTTCGGAGTAGACATTGCTTCTACACCGTCAGGAAATACCGTAACAGGCATTTCTGGTATGTCACTCACAA